AAAATTAACAGACTTACGTCTGTCAAATGTATCTCCAAGAGCAATTACATTAGTGATCTTATGTTTATCAATGTAAGGTAAAACTGTTTCACTATAAAACTTTTGGTACTTATCAATGTATACTTGACTATCATTACGAGCACCGAAATGTTGATCAGTTATCAGAAGTATCTTCATATTCAATGATAAGTTTTTTGTACGTTCTACCGTCAGTGGTTGTGCAGGTTTGAGTATATGTTATACCGTTTAGAGAATGGACCAACTCAGTAAGAAGTTCATGACTGTTAACGGAAGAAGATCCACCGTTCCAATAATCATTGATCAATTTTGTAGACATCAGTACCTCGTATTGGTCTCGACTCGCGACTTAATATAATTCAAATCGGCGCTATTGTCAAGGTCATCAGAGTGCATGACCTCATCCCAACCTTTCCGTTCGAGAATCTTCTCCCTGATTGCTTGCTGTCGTTTCTCTTTGGCAATACGACGAAGGTATGCATAGTACACAATCTGTGTGAAATATGCAAACGGATTAGAACTTTTCTCAGGATCAAAGTTATGAATGTACTGGATACAGTTCTCAATCCCATCACCAATCATATCTTCTCGATACATGTAGTTGATGAAGTTTGGTCTGTATGACAAATGGGTTGCAATTTTGAGGAAGCATTCGCCAATATAATTAGAAACACGAGGTTTGGTCAGTCCTTTATCTTTGGCGACTGCACATTTGTTGCGATAAATAATCAGTTCATGAAGGAACTGTTTGTTATCTACATAGTGTTCTTTCTTTTTAGCGTTCTTCCGTGGCATTAGCATAGACATAGAGGTACTCACGGATGTCATAATGTTAACTTATCAAGACCTTTTTGTCAAGGGGGTTGACAGGTCTAAGAATAATCATTATACTCAACACTGTAAGGGTTCAGAAACAGGGTGTCTTTAAGTTACTTAGAGACACTTAGTGAAAGTGAGATGCATCTTTATAGATTCTTTCTAGAATCTTCCTTGCGTCCTCAACCTTAGCAATCAGACCCATGCTTTTGTTAATGGGTATCTGACTTTCGTCTGGTTCTTCCCCTTTATTAAATTCTTTTCTGATCCATCTCTTGTAGAGATTTACTGCTTCCTTTGACATAGGAGCAATAGAGATGACAGATTTATCATCAACAACATAGAAGTCTTCATCAGAGAAGTTCATCCACTTGATGAATCCCATGGCAACTTTTTGTGCCTTCTCATCTTCATCTATGTTTAATTCTACAATCTTAGTTTTAGCAGGATTCTGAATAAAGATCATATCTTTTTTAGTATCAGGATCCTCACTAACTAATACTTCACCAAGGATTTCTTCCCCAGTAACTAGTTTGAGCGTAGCGTAGAACTGTTCGTCGTGTCGAATGTAATTAATCATTTTTCAATTTGATCTCCTTAATCTCGTAATTGAATGACTCTTCTTGATATATCTTGATACGTTCGGCAAGATGACGAAGGGTATAATTACTTTTGGATCCTCTGGCACAATTGTCTGCAATATCATAAAGAACTGCTTGTGCTTTGTTATCACCCTTTCGGAGTACACGTCCAATTGATTGTAGGTTTCGGACTCTCGATTTAGATGGACTAGCAAAGATCACATTATGTAGGTTTTTAATATTAATACCAGTAGAGAAAGTTCCATAAGAAGCAAGAATAATTGCGTCTTTTTCTTTCTCACATATTGATCGTGCTTCTTCACGATCATAGGCATCAATACCACCATGTATAAAGAAGACCTTGCGACCTTCTCTCACCTTACTATTTAGCATCTCCCACAAAGGTTCCCCGTGCTTCTCCACATAGTTGAATAGGATAAGAGTGTTTCCATTCAGATCACATGCTAGGTTTGTGATTAGATTATTTCTTTTTTGATGACTTACAATGTAATCCATTTCCTGGTGGTAGTCATCAAATGGAACAAACCCATGTTTTAACAAAAGGATATTTACTTTCAATGGTGTGAGATGACCTTTCTTCATAAGGTCTACTGTCTTAGTAACTTGCTCACACTTACCAAACAATCCTTCCAACACTAACTGATGAGAACTCAGACCATCGAGAGTACCTGTCAGTCCAACGCGGTATTTTGCATCATGACATTTAGTGAGAATACCTGACAGACTTTTCGCTTTATATAAGTGTGCTTCATCACCAATAATGACATCAAATCGTTTAAAGAACTTACGAGGTTCTTTGTATATGGATTGCCACGTAGAGACCACCACAGGGGCATCTACATACCTCTCAGTGCCTCCCATGATCTTATGTACATATGCGTCTGCTCTCCACCCATATTGTTGAAAGTCTTTATACATCTGCTCAACAAGTGAGACAGTAGGAACGATGATAAGGATCTGTCTATCCATCCCTAGATGCCATCTTACCAATGCATAGATGATCAGAGATTTTCCTGATCCTGTCGGGGATAGTAGAAGTCTGCGATTGTACCTAAGTGCTTGATAAATTGCTCGTAACTGGTAATCTCTGACCTTGAAAGGAAGTCCCAAAGATCTAACATACCCCGCAACTGCCTCAGGAGATACGAGAAGTTCACATTCATTTGGTTTACCATAAAATTTACTGTCTTTAACTTCCCAATCATATCCACGTTGTTCTAAGAACTCGGTTAGATACTCAAAAAGACCCGCATATATCTCACCCGTTGCAGGAGAGTATAAACGGATCTTTCCATCCCATTTCCATTTTTGATACTGAGTCATGAACTTTGCTTGGGGCACTTCAAACTGGAAGTGGTCGCTCAGTTCTTGATGAACATGTGGTTCTGCTGTTACCTTGATGTAGACTTCATTCTTTTTCTCAATCTTAGTAATCACCTGTTTTCCTCAGATCAATAAAATTCTTAATTTGGAACCCACGAGAGGCACACTGTTTAAGAATCATCTCTAAGTAATTTATACAGGTTTCAAGGTAGTCAATCTTTTGTTTATTTTTCAACCATTCTTCATCTGCCCAGATGTAAGTGTTGATGTCAGTTTTAAGTACCTTATGACTAAATGGTTTCTCAGCATATACTTTGGCAGGTGCTTTACCAGAGTAGTATTCAAACTTTGCTTTGTATAGCATCCTACCTTTGGTATCAGCATCGGATGCCATCAATTTAAAATGAGACCATATGTTTAAATATTTTTCGTGGATGACTGTACACTTAAAGTTTTCAGTGTCTAGGTCGTTTTGATCAACAACGCAGTCTTCTTTCCACATATCACGAATTTCATCTAGATTCATTTAAGTGCTGTTCTCCTATTACCATCAAGGTTCTGAATTGAATATGTACTATATCTGAACTCCACAGTTGCAGTTGCATATTCTGTACCATCAATTGTAGCATTAAATTCTAGTCCACTCAATGATACAGGGAACATGTCTTTAAAACTTACAAAGAAATTAGTTTGCATGTTGCTATTCATAATAGCAAGAGAACCATCACAAACTACACTATAATCTTCTTCAAAATCAGCACGCTCTCCTAGCATATCACCACCAGCAATAGATCGCATCCAGTTATGCATGATTAGATAGTTCTCTAAATCTTCATCTACTAGAAATGCTAGGTTGAGTGGTTCATAGTTCAAACCCGAAGCATCGAAAGGGATACTACGACCCAGAAAGGTCGGTGCTTCTACGGTGTTTAAACCAATACCAGGAATATTAGCGGATTGTGAAAAGTATGGTACCTTTGGAAACTGTTCCAGTAACATCTTAAATCCGATTGGTGACAGAAAGTTTCTGTTCTCAATTTGTTTGGACCAGAGATCTGTCTGGTCCGCAATACCATATGTCGCCATGAGAGTATTTCTATTTTAAATATTTATAGATTACCGACGACGTTCTCTGCAAGTGATTACTGTAATGTAAAGGCAACCTATAATAAGTGCTATTACAAAACATGTGAGTTGTCCTTGAACTGTTTCTCCAAATAGCATTTTAATATACCTTTTGTGTTTTTGTTATATGTCTTCGTTTTCCCAGAAGTCTTCCCAATCTTTTTTATCTGCTTCTGTGATAGCGGGATTGGTTTCTTCTGGAAACAAGTCATCGATAAAATCTAGGTCTTTCATTGTCGGTATTCGTTTAAGATATCTAGCATAGTGTTGTAGGCAGAATGGGAACCACTGTACCACTCATCCGTTTTAGTATCTGTATTTTCTTTCTCGTATAGTTTAGTCTTCTCTTTGTATATTCTTGCCAGTAAATCAATCTTCAACATTGTGGACCTTGGCATAACGGCAAGTTCAGTATAGTAATATTTAACATAAACGTCATCCATGTGTGGGTGTTTATCTTGATATAAGCATATATCACTAGGCATAAAAAAAGGACCCCAATGGGGTCCCTAGGAAATGTAAATTCGATTTACATGAGGTTGTCAACCAGCACACGACGGTAGTAGCGGTTAGCATTTGCATTAAGAGCACCACTCCCCTGTGATGTTCCTTCTGCGAATGGGTTAGCGACCATGCCGTAGCGGGTCTTGAATCCGATCTTGGGCTGGAATGTGTCCTGACCAACGGCGCGAACCATTTGCAGGGGCACATAAGGGCAGTAGAAGAGTCCAGCATCATAGGCGCTAGAACCTTTATAACCAGCAACGTAGAAGTGACGATCACTTACGTTAGCGGAATAAGGGTCAACGTAGACCTTGATGCGACCGTTCAGGGTGCCTGCCAGTGTGCTGCTGTTGTCATCTGGAAGCAAGTTGCTGTTACCAGAGAGAGCAGGGGTGTAATCCAGAACACCTGCCATGGACAGTGCCGAAGCAACGTCAGCAGAACAGATGAGGATGTTACCCTTTCCACGACGAGTCTCGTGACCAATCGCGTTCATGTCGCGTTCGATTTGGAAGAGGAGTCCTTTGAACTTCTCAACAGACCAGCGACCGTTGGAATCAACGTCGAGGTCAAATACGCCAGCAGTTGCTGTGTTGTTCTGAGCGCCAGGGCGAGCAATGCGATAGACGGTACGAACCACTTCGCGGTTAATCTCGGCAAGAACCTCTGTCGAGAGGATGTTGGCAAGCTCAGATTCAGCATCAAGACCATGAACTGCTTTCAGGTCTTGGGCGAGTTCGAGCGAGTATTCTGCTTTCAGAGCACGGGATTTGGCAGTCACAGTGACCTTCTCGATCGAGAAGTTCATTTCTGCGAAGGCGTTGCCAGCGGCATCACCAAGTGCCTCACTCTCAGCAGTCGGCATACCGTCAGAGACGGTGTAGGTGCCGCTGTCGTTCAGCAGACCAGGGTTGCTTCCGCTCTGAGCGGTGCGACCGAGGTTGGATGCTGCGTTCTCAGCAGAGAACTCTGTGTCTGCTTCATTGAAGAAGGACTCAGCGCCAGCGGTACGGTTGGTGCCATAGCGTGAACGCATGGCAAAGATGAGACCAGTAGGTCCAGTCATCGGTTGAACGCCAGCAATATCATAGGCGATCAACTTAGGCATGGAGCGTCTGATCAAGGAGATCAGAACAGGATCGAAACCTGCAACAGGTCCAGTGGCGGTGCTGCTACCAGAGAAACCAGCCGTGCCAGCAGACATGGTAGGTGATGCTTCTTGGAGAAGACCTGCTTCTTCACGAAGGAACTTTTCTTGGTTTTCGAGCAGGATGGAGGTGACGGCCTTTCTGTACTTGTCAGAGATACCAGAGATCTCAGAGTGTTCCAGAATAGGTGCCCACTTTTCCTGCAAAGATTCGGAGTTGAACATTTGCTTTTAAATTACTTTTAGTAGGGTTTAGTGTGGATCCTTAATTTATCACTTAGCCCAGCGGGAAAGTGCTTGAACGTAGTGGGACATTGCCTCACCTACGATCTCGTTCTCAACCTGAACGTCTTCGGTGACAGTAGTCACTTCGGGTTTGGTAGAGAAATACGACTCACGAAGGGTCGTAACCTTCCCACGGAAGGATTCTTCATCATCAAACTCAACTCCCTCAGCAAGAGATGCCAACTTTTCACGCTGTGAAAGTGACAGTCCTTCGCTCAGTTCGCTCACAATCCCATTCTTGATATAAGCGCCAACCTCTTTGGTGAGGTCCACGTTCTCTTCGATCTGTTCGTTGAGTTTAGTCTGCATAATATCAAGTTGCTCGGTCATTTCGTCAACCAAGTCAACTTTCTCATCGGGAAGATCAATGAAATTCTCGACGAAAACCTGTTTGAGACCAGCCATAACACTCTCTGCCATTTCGGTCTTAATGCCGTGCTCAATGGCGAGCGTGTTATCCTTAGCCCACTTGCTGACAGCAAACGACAGATACTCGTCTACCTGTTCAGCAAGTTGTGCTTTGACGGTTTCAATTTCTTCTTCTAGAACCTTAGCGTAATCCTCATGGATACGTCCAAGTTCTTCATTCAAGCGGGAAACAACTGCCGCTTCAAAAATGGTTGCTGCTTTTTCTTTGAACTCTTCACTCAGGTCTTCACCTTCGGTAAGAGCAGCAACATCAGCAGAAAGGTCGATAGTCAGTGTTTCGACTTCTTCCTCAGCAATCACTTCTTCACCTTCTACCTCAGCATCTTCCTTCTTAATGGAAGCGCCTTGGGATGCAGAAGCATCAGAAGGTTTCGTAGTAGGAGCAGAAGCACTCTTGGCGACTACCTTATACTTGTTGCTCTCGTCATCGGGTTTGCTGTTCTGAGGGGTAGGACCACCCAGATCTTGTACGCCACCGAGACCGCTGCCCTCATCGGACAATTTGCCCTGAGGATCTGCTGCCTTAGCGCCAGCAGTGACGCTCGATTCATCTAGTGTTGTTTCAATCTTGTCAGACATTTCGGTCTCCTTAGTTCTACGAATTGAGTGATTGCTCTAATTATTTATGATTAAAGATTTTTCAGAAATTCTGAAAATGCGGAAATCTTTCTTTCTTCCAATTGACTTGCCGCAGCATTGTCAATTCTCTTCTTGATTTGGTCAATATCTGACTCTGCAACAGAACCATTTGCCCAAACCCATTCCTTTCCTTCCATGATTCCATTAACAAATGCATCAGGAGCCGAAGGATCTGCAACGATATCGGCAGCGGTTGCGAGCATAAAATCCTCACCAACTACTTTGACACCATTTTCTTCTTTGATAGAACCCAGACCGCGTGAAGAAACTCCCAACTTCACACCTTCGTCAAGCAATTGCTTGGCGATTTTACCCATAGGAGTTTCTAGAAGTCTTGCTTTACCAACAAAATTATTACCTTCTCTTTGAAGAGATGTAATGAGGTGGGAAGCACGATCAAGATTAATCGTAGGACCATCGGGATGACCCAGTTCACCCAGAGCCCGACCAGTCTTTACAAAGTTCTCGTTGTACTTTTGGACTTCACGTTCCATGGTACGCATGGGATACATACGATTGTTACGGTTACAGATTTCTGCTTGAAGAAAAACACCTTCAATAAAAGTGTTACGCTTGCCGTTCTTACCCTCGGTAATTACGATTTTAGCGTCTTCAATTTTCTCCGTTATCAGTTTCATCAGTAGGTTCCTCTTCGGTTTGGTCTGGGGGTACAGCGTTTTCTGGTTGCTCAGTATTCTCAGGACCTTCTTCTGGTACTGCGAACATCGCTTTACCAACCTCCTGTTTCATGTCGCCAATCTTATCGAGAGCGAGTGTTTTCATTTGATTATCAACATAATCAGAAAGATCTTTCTGACCAGCAAACAATGCATTAACGATATCAAGTGAAGGTTGGGAAGGCATAATGTTAATTAATACTATTACTATTTAGATGTTTCCTTTTTCGTAATCTTTCGGATCTAATCCCTGCTCTTCTTCCACCTCAGGTTCGGGTGGCATTAAAGACATTTCCATTTGCATTTTTTCCATTTGCTGCATCTCAGCAGGAGATACAATCAACCCTGCATCAACTTCTTCCTGCATCTGTTTGTCGATCTCTTGGAACTCAGCATCAGATTGTCTTAGAATATTGCGTCGTAGATATTCAAGAGAGAAATATTTGCCTGCATAAGGATCCATTTGTTGAAGAAGAGCGAGACGTTCTGTCATCACCTCCTTCTCTTTCATCTCAGCAAAGTAATTATCAGCGATAAAACTATACTGGATGTGTTCTTTCATATCATCCCACTCATCCAGTGAGATAACACCTTTAAGGACGAGTTGAGTTCTCAGAAGATCGCTAAAAAGATCACTGAACTTTTTGCGTAGTCTTGTGACAAACTTCTGGAACTTAACTTCATCTCTTGTGATTTCGGCACTGCGTCCGACATTGAAACTGCTTTCAGATTCCAATCTAGACTCTGGGACATTCAGAGATCTATACAGTTTCTTCTGGAAGTATTTGACATCTTCCAGTTCACCGAGGTTTTGCCCGCCAGGGAGGGTAGTAATTTCTGTGCCGCGCCCACCCTCGCGTCTTGGAAGCCAGAAGTCCTCCAACATAGACATAAATTTCTTATCGTCACGAATCTCACCAGTATCAGCGTTGTATACCAACTTGTTACGATAGCGAGACATCACTTCACGTAGGTACTGTTCTGCCTTTTGCTTAGGAAGATTACCAACATCAATATAAAAGATGCGACGTTCAGGTGCTCTGGACAGACGATAAATGACCAGAGAGTCCTCAATCATTCTAAGTTGATTGAGTGCCTTAATTGCTTTGTGAAGATGGGATAGTACATAGTTGCGCTGCATATCCAACTGACCAGAGTGGCAGTATGTGATAGCATCTGGGGCAACTTTGATCCCATTGTTCTCATACCCTTTCAAACCTTTTGGTGAGTAGATATAATACTCAATCGATTTAGGAACAATCGATGTGATCTGTGGGTCAATGAGTTGCGCTCGATCCTTAGGTTTGTCAAATTCAACAACCTTTTTGATCTTGCGTGGATCGATATACCTTAGTTCTGTAATACCAGCACTAGGATTCTTAGTATCAATCATCTTATGATAGAACAAGCGCCCATCGATATACCATCGACGGAAGATATCATACGCTTTTCTATCAAAATCTAGAAGCACTAGAACATTAACGAACTCTTCTCGGATTCTGTTTTTCAGAGTCTGAGAGACTTTTAAGTGTTGGAGGTCAATATCCACGGGGTGATCATTGAGATCCCCAGCAATCGCTTCGTTGACTACATCATTAATAGCAGCATCCGCTTCGGGATGCAAAGACATCTCACGATATCTACCAATCAAATCTGCTTCGCTTGCTTTGTTAGCAGCGTCACCCATCTCAACATATTGACCAAAATGCCCACCTGCTGAAATAGGTTGGGCAGCATCGTCTGATTCTTTACGAACAAAAGAAGGACCAGATGTCTGACCCTTCTTTCTGTCTAACGAATAACCAAATAGTTGAGACATCAAATGAAAGTAATTACTTCAAATACTATTTAGCAGTTTCAATTAGAGGCGTTATCAGGTATTGCCTCTGCCACTCTTATTGCGGTTACGGCGACGGCGATTCTTACGACCATTAGACATGTTAGTGTCATCAGTTTTCTCCCAGTATTGAACTTGGAATTCAACTGTATACTCCTCAGCGGTATCGTTGCTATCCCATGCAAGATCAATTGCGGAGATATTAGAAGGCCAGATACCTTCAAAACGATATGAACCGTTAGAAGCACCCTGTCTATCTAGGTGATCGACAGTTGCACTTGCCTGGTAATCACCAATTGTTTCAGCAGACTGATAGTTGAACTGGTTGTACTGCATGTACTCTGCCCATCTCTCGAAGTGCTCACGCAATTGCATGGACTCTTCGTTCATGATGGTAACTGTCCATGGTTCAAACGTTCTGTCACCAGCGATCTTCAATTGACGACCACGGAAAGGAACTTCAACCACACCGATAGTAGATGCAGGCAGGTTTGCTGCCTTCACCAGGAAGGTAGACTTCTCGCTGATGCCACCACCACCATTACCAGTTCTTCTTTCTCCTCTACCTCTTCTGTTGCCACCACGAGGTGACTCGTTACCATCAAATGATGGGAACTGAATAGTTACTTGGAATAGATTAGGTCTTGACAGTTCCTGAATTCTTTCTCTAAAATTCAGAATGGAAGCAGCAGACTCCACCTGGTTCTTGGAACTTGGATTCCTGCGCTTGTTAGTTTGTCTAATTGGACTTGACATTTTGGGGGTTTCTCCTGGGGAAGAATAATTAAGTGAATGTCATTATGTAAAGGGGAATTACGAAAGGGGAGGTCGCCCTCCCCGTGAGATTTAACCTGCGATTTCAGCGAAGGAAGCGCCAGTGCGAGTAGCAGTGAAGCGCAGTGTGATGAAGTTGATAGAACGTGTGGGTTTCACGAAGATTTCCGCAAAGAACTCACCACGATCAATGGCATCATCGGGGTTGTTGCTCGCATCGCAAACAACGAGATAGTCTTCAACACCACGACGTGACTGAACACCTCTGAGGTAAGGGTCTACAATGTCGTTGAAGGACTGACGAGTAAACTCATCGTTGATTTCAAAGAGTTGTGCCTTAGCAGCATCAGAGATCGCTCTTTCGATCACCAGGAACAGACGACGCACGTTGATGCGATCGAATGCAGAAGGTGTTGAAAGTCCAGTCTTGTCACCAAACAATACGATGCCTTCGCCAGGGAAAGCAACGATGGGGTTGACTCTCGCAGCGTACAGGTTATCTCTCTCTTCTTTCAGAGGAGAGTATGCAAGTTTAACAGCGTTACGGATCTGTCCTCTGGTGAAACCAGCAGGGGAGAACCATGGTTCTGCTTCAATTGCAGTGTCAAGTACCAATCCAGCAATATCAGCGTTACAAGGAAGGTAACGATACTTGTCGTTGTACTTGTCGTAGATGTACTTATAGTTGTTATCAAAAACAACATAAGAACTAGAAGACAGTTTATTGAAGTATTCGACAGTCTTAGAAACAATCTCTCTGCTGTTAGGAACACCAAGGATGGCATCGCGAGGGGCAGAAACGAATGCTAGGCAATCTTTACGTGTCTCAGCAAGATCAATCATCTTCTGTGCCTTAGCAACAGAATCTTCATCATTGCTCATGGCAGGTCCCATGATGACATAATCAATTTCTTCGGTCTCAGGATCAGAGAACAGATCATAAGAATCAAACAACTTGTCGCGCTCAGCACTATAACCATCAGCACCACCACGAAGTTGATACTTCAAAGTAGAGGTGTTCTTGGTGTTAACCAGTGGTTGTGCCAGCAGACTTGTGCCAGTAGGATCGTCAAGTGAAAGGATAGAATAAGTATTCTTGAACAGGTCAAACTTCTTATTCAGAACACCGCCACCAATATCACCAGTCAAGGAGGTATTTACATCAAAGATTTGGGTGCTCTCATGTGCTCCCCAGAAGATGTACTGTGAAGATGCTTTGATGACATCTTTGTAGTACAGGTTTCCGCCTTGTGGAGTTTTAGCATCAGATGCCTTAGAAACATCCAAGAATTTTTCAAGAACTGAACCAGGAACGCCAGTGATACCACCATCGCCATCGATAACCAAGATGTGCATCAAGTCGCGGAATCCACCACGCTCGGTTGCCCATACACTAGTGCCAGGACGTGCTGCAACACTGGACCAATTCTGCTTGTTTCCATAAACTCTGGAAGCATACTCAGATTCAACGGCAGAAATAGTAACGTTATTACCATCGTTGATAACACCATTAAGACTGCTAGAATCTTTAATAACAACGTTGTTGTAGAAACTCTTAGATCCTTCGTCAAGCACCACAGTGGCACGACGTTGAACCAAAGTGGGTTTAGCGGTGTTACCAGTAGCAGAACCAGGAGTATCGCTGTTATCAGCAAGTTCCGTGATCAGCATATCAACGTCAAGGTGACGTGAAGAAGAACTATCAACGGTAAGTTCCAACTTACGAGTAGCGGGTTCGTATGCCAAGATACGACCAGTGACGTTACCACTATCAGCAGTAAAGAAGTTATTTGCTTTGAACTCACCAACCAGGTCAACACCAGGTTTTAGTGTAAGTACCAAAGAGTAACTATAAATCTGACCAAAGATGTTAGCAGCAGAGAAAGAGATCTTCTTACCAGGAGCCATCTGCCATTCTGCTTCGTCAGTGCCTGGTTCGGACAAGAAGAGAACCTGGTCAGGACCAGCATCAGTAACTAGGATACGAATGCTATTACCATAAGTACCAGGAGTACGTGCAGCAAACTTCCAGTTGTTGGCAGCATACTCAGTGGTTGCTTCGTATGTATCAACGTTCTTAATCAGGGGAGGTGTAACACCAGTGCTGGTTTGCTCGTTAATTGTAGTCTGATTGACGTTAACAGTAAGCAGATCAACAGCAGTTGCGTCGGTGTGAGCAGCAGCAGTTGTTTGCAGTTGTCCACGAGTAACAGTCAGATCATTGCCATTAACACCAGTAACTTGAAGAATCTCAGTACCAATCTCAATATAGGAGTTGGTAACAGCACCCAAAGTTGCAACAGAAGTTACAGTAATAGTAGTTGCGCTAGAAGAAAGAGTACCACCTTGGTTAAGAGGACTGGTTGTACCAGCATCTTTGACTTGGGTAACTTGTGATCCACCAGCGTGAGACACTGCCGATGTGGAATACTGACCACGAGTAACAGTCAGATCATTACCACTTAGAGCAGTAACTGTAAGAATTTCAGCATCAATTACAAGACGATCGCCAATATCAAAACCAGTGGCATTAAGGACTGACAGTGTTGTGTCTGTGCCAGAAAAAGTTGTTGCTGTAAATGTTGCGGTGTCGATTGCATTCTTCAATGCAGAGTTATCTGCACGGACTACCTTTACTGTACCACCGTACAGCATAAATTGTGCGACACTAAACCAATACTCAAAGTTTTGGTCATTGGGTTCACCGAATACTTCGATGAGTTGTCTTTCGGAAGAAATGTTAATGATTTCTTCGACGGGTCCTTGGGAAAAAGTTCCAGCAATAGCGCCAACGTTATCGATCGTTGCGTTAATTGTGTTGGTAAGATCTCTTTCCTGGACCAATACACCTGGTGAAATCTGTGTGTTGGCCATCTTTACTTGTTCTCCTGATAAGTTCAGTGGATGCTATTATTATTTAGAAAAATTGACTTCTCCACTGGGGAAACAATGCATGAACAACTACCAATCTGGATAGATGTCTGGTCCGAATCTAGGGACAGGATCGTATGGTATGTCTGGTTTATCTTTACTCTTCTTCCTAGTTTTCACAACTCTTTT